ATTTTTTAAAGGTGTATAATAACTACATGTAGCACATGTATATAAATTCGTATTGGAATCTTTCAAAAAAACATCATCGTTTTTTAATTCAATTGTTGTCATTTTTTGTCTTTGAATATAATAATATAATTAGTAAAATCTTTTTATATTATTTTGTATTTGTATTTATTTTGTAGTTGTATTTATTTTGTAGTTGTATTTGTTTTGTATTTGTATTTATTTTGTATTTGTATTTATTTTGTAGTTGTATTTGTTTTACTCGGTTTAAGTAGCATACATTAATCCGCAGTTTCCACCCACAAAAGTTACCATATTGATTCGTTCCTCAAAAACAACCAAATTAAAATTATAATTATATATTCGCCACGTTGGCTTGTTAATTCCAATAATTTGACCCGTTTCTGGATCACATATTGTAAGCGATTGGGCATACGGGTCAAGTGATGGCACAATTGTATTCATTTCAAATTCAATTGTTGTGAAACGACTCATGTTAATTGCTCCCGATGGCTGTAAATCAAATGGTGATGTATTCATACAAAAATTATATACATATAAACCATCCGGCGCATTACCAGCTGTGCGGGTATATTTTTCAACATAATTATAAACCCCTACTGGCTGAACATTTTCACGATATGACCCATCCAATAATAAAGCCATTGACACTAATATATTTTTTTCATTTTCTAAATTATAATTGCCTGTGAGTAGCCACCCTGTTAATTTATCGTCAGCATTTACACCTGGACCAATATAGACAACAGTCGTAGACCCGTCTGGGTTTGTCCTGGTTATTTTATAATCCCCGCTTGTTGGTGCCTGGGTCAAGTCATACGGTAAATAATTATACGGCCAGTTAGTATAATTACTCCACTCATTGCGCAAATTTGCGTCACTTCTTTGTAAATAAAATGTGTAATTCGAAATCATACCAATGGAATCTAATTGTATTCTGTTGGCTCCAGTCACATTGTAGAAAACATTTTCTCGCACTTGTCTAAATAAATATTTTTGCTCATTCAACGCAAAAATACGCGATTCGGCATTTGATAAAAAACAATACGTACAATTCAAATGGACATCCGCATTCCATAATGTCCTTGTGTCTGTATATGATCCTACGCCTAATTCAATATCGGGTGGTGTCTGTAGAAAACGGTAAAACTGCATATAATACAAATTAAAATTGGGCGCAATATACGGATAATTATTCACACTATCCATCACATCTCGTATTTGAAACAATTCTTGTATTGGTCGCATTGTAACATTGATTTGTAATTCATTATACTGCAAAGCCACTAAAGGAAACGCCATTTGACTTTTCATAGTAAACCATGAATTCAGTGGAATATAAAGAGTCCTACCTCGTATTGACGGTTCCGCACCCACGGGATTTGTGGTATAATATGCGTTTGGATATGAATTTATGCGACTACCCGAATTTGCCGGGTCAGTTAATTCGGGTACATTTCCAATCATTTTGTCAAAAAGCGCCTTCTTTTCCGTGGAAAAATCGCGCTGCGCCATTGCCAGCATGTAAGCCCCCGAATATTCTTGTAATGTTTGATTTCCACATGTAATCGTAATTCGGGATATCATTTGTGCTCCAATATTTTCAATCCATTTGAATTCATATGGTATCCACGCTCCTGTATTATTTTCTGTGCTGGCCGCATCGGTATTTGGTGGAAATATAGGACTCCATATATTAGGCAAATCTACGCTCAAATAACAATCCATTAAAAGGTCAGCATAACGCTTTACTTTAAATGTAAAATTCGATTCTTCTGACAAACGCAACGTCCGAGCTCCTTCAAAATCAAGTCTAAATTTTTGTAGTGAAAAATTCGTATATTTATGATATGTCGATTTAAAAAATGTTTTACTTGGATTACCAGTTAAGACAATATCTTGATTACTTGCCGAAACCAATTGTATTAATCCCCCACTCATTTATCTATTATATTATAGTAATAAATTTATATTTAACTGATTTTAATTATTTTTAAATAATTTTTAAATATTTTTTTATTAATTTTAAAATACTTTTATTAGTATATAATAGATACTACTAAAACATGGACAATAATAATATAACAGAATTAAAAAACAATTTCAAAAAATTATTCAACCGAGAAGATACCATGCCATATATTTTCTGGACTGCTATAATAACACTCGTCATTTCATTTATTGGTTATTATATATACATTAAAAATTTAATGGTTCGCGAGTGTAATTATATGAATAACATGTATGGTTCTATCAATGGAACATTACAATCTATTAATTCAGTAAATCCAAATTCAAACTATACGTTGAAGGATTATTATATTAAAACAGCATATAATTGTTGTAGTGGTGGATCATACAAGAATGACTATGTAAATACATGTAATTTAACAAATGTTCTAAAACAAGGATGTCGAGGGCTCGATTTCGAAATCTATTCAATCAATGATCAACCAGTTATAGCAACTTCTACAAGTGATAGTTATTATATTAAGGAAACATACAATAGTGTTCCTTTTGCTGAAGCAATGAAAATCATTGTAAATTATGCTTTTTCAACAACAGGGGCACCTAATCCAAATGATCCCGTCTTGATTCATTTAAGAATTAAAAGTAGTAATCAAAAAATGTTTCAAAATTTAGCAAATATATTTGATGCGTATGATCAATATTTTATGGGACCCGGCACAAGTTACGAAAACAGGCAGACTAATTTTGGAAATACAAAAATAAATGACTTATCCAAAAAAATTATTTTGATCATTGACAACAGTAACAAAGCATTTATGGATAATCGAGATTTATATGAATATGTAAATATACTGAGTAATTCGGTATTTATGCGTGCTCTTAGAAATTATGATATTAAAAATACTCCAGATCTTACCGAATTACAAAATTTTAATAAAAAAAATATGACAATTGCCATGCCCGATAAAGGATCTAATCCGTCAAATCTAAGTGCTGCTGCTGCGAGATTAACCGGCTGCCAAATGATTGCCATGCGTTATCAATTGAATGATGTAAATTTACAAGAAAGTGATAAATTTTTTAGCGACGCAGGATGTGCCTTTGTATTAAAACCAGAAAATTTACGTAATATACCAGTAACTATTCCTACTCCAACACCTCAAAATCCAGCAGTTAGTTATCAACCTCGAACCGTTAAAACTAAAAATTATAAATTTACTATTTAAAGGGTGGAATTATGGGATTAGGGATTATGGGGAAATTAAATTGGACTGCTGTAAATATATTATCTCTACCTATAGTAGATAATATATCTAGGAAAATATGAATAAACTATGCGATAAAAATATGTCATTTGAAGATTGTGAATTAGTCATTTTACGTTCTGCTGTGGATAAAGCAGAACATATTGTTCGTAAAAAGGCAATTAATTCTCCAGATATCACCAAAATTTTAACAATTGTAGAAAATTTTATCAAGAAAAAAAGTCTCATTTGCTACGGCGGTACCGCAATTAATAATATACTTCCAAAACAACAGCAATTTTATGATAGGGACATTGAAATTCCTGATTATGATTTTTTTAGTCCAAATGCGTTAAATGACGCCAAAGAATTGACGGACTTGTATTTCAAAGCAGGAATTACCGAAGTAGAGGCAAAGTCTGGCGTACATCACGGCACTTACAAAGTATTTGTGAATTTTATTCCAATCGCTGATATTACATTGTTACATGTTGATTTGTATAAAAGCATTAAACGCGAAAGTATTAGTGTCGGTGGCATTTTATACGCACCACCGAATTTTTTAAGAATGTCTATGTATCTTGAGTTGAGTCGCCCGGCGGGAGATATATCTCGGTGGGAAAAAATATTAAAAAGGTTGACTCTTTTGAATAAATATTATCCACTTGAAACCGAAAATTGTAACAAAATTGATTTTCAAAGAGAAATGTATGATGATAAAAAAGAAGCAAAAATTTATGAAAATGTGAAAAACACTCTGGTGAATCAATCTGTTGTATTTTTTGGCGGATATGCCATGTCAATGTATGCCAAATACATGCCAAAAGAAATACACCATCAAGTCAAAAAAATTCCAGATTTTGATGTTATTTCTGAAGATGCTGAATTAACCGCCGAAATTGTGGTGGAACGATTAAAAGATATTGATGTAAATAACGCGCGTTTTGTAGTAAATGATGCTGTTGGAGATGTGATTCCAAAAAATTATCAAATTATGATTGGTAAAGATACAATTGCTTTTATCTATGAGCCAATTGCGTGCCATAGTTATAATCAAATTACGGTTAGGGGTCAGAAAATAAAAATAGCGACGATTGACACCATGTTGAGTTATTATTTGGCTTTTGTCTATGCTGAAAAAAAATACTATAATGTAGACCGTATTTTGTGTATGGCAAACTATTTATTTGAATTACAACAAAAAAATAGATTAAGTCAAAAAGGGTTGTTAAAAAGGTTTAATATACTTTGTTATGGACATCAAAAAACAATTGAAGAAATTAGGTCAGATAAGGCTCAAAAATTCCGGGAATTAAAACAAGATAGATCTGACAAAGAATTCCAAGAACGGTTCTTGTCTTATAGACCCGCTGATATAAAAATCGCAAGGGTGAAAACCAATAATTATGGAAAACTTAAACACAAATATGTCAAAACATTACGTGGTCAAAATATGAAACATGGTAAAAATGGTAAAAATAAAAAAACACGTAGACAAAAAAAACGTGGATTCTTTTTTTAGATTTTATACCCAGCTAATAATACGCTAAACAAGTATACTAAAACGTGCCAAACAATGTGGTTGTTTTGGATAATATATAATAAAAGACCCCAAATAAAATACTGGTAAATAAATAACCATAAATATTGATGTTTCCATCTTTAAAAAATAAAAAGGGCAAATACTTGAACAACAATCTTTTGAAAATAGGTAATTGAAACAAAAAATACAATATACACAACAACAATGGGGTCTGTATTTCGTCATACATTTGATCCATCGCACCCATTCTCTCGTGTTGTTTATTGTATTCTGCTATAATATCCTCGTTTTCCTGGTAATCCCTTATATAATCTTGGGACTCACTGGGTGCTGGCGGAATATAATTGGGTTGTATACTTGGATCTTGTACAAGACCATCCGTGTTTCTTGGAATATCCCTCGATTGTAATTGGGTTAAACCAGTGGAACTGGCGTGCTGTAATCCGCTTACTAATTGATTAATGGTCGATTGGTCTAAACTCATTCCGGTTGAGGATTGGGGCTGGGGCTGGTTATCAGGCATTCTTTCATTAATGGAAAACGATACATTTCCTCCTATAGTACCGCCACCAGTAGGGTCAGTCGGCAAGTCTAATATACTTGTGGTATCCCCGGACATATTATTATAATATAGTTTGATTATTATAATGATACAAGATACGCAAATATGCGAATTTATTTATCATCTATTATTTGTTTACTTTTATCGCATTTGGTAGAAACATTTTTATAGGTATAACATTTTTCGCCAAATTTATATACATTATCGTCTATTTCATCTATAGGTGGTGCCTTGTAAATAACACAGTTTTTACCTTTACAAACGGTTCTAAATAATGTGGCTAAACCTAATCCTAAAATAATCGACATTAATATTCTCCCAGTTTCAGTATGTAAAAATTTAGATAGTCTCAACATATATTTACAAACGATTATTATTTATACAAATACCTAAATTATATTCGCATTTACCGTTGTATTGGAGTCGATTTTATTTTTGATTTATCCGCTGGACATTTTACTTCATTTGCCTGATACATATAACAATTGTCCGCTTTGTCACGGTATTGTACAGAATCGCTATTTTCTGGCGTTGGATACATATAAACTTCTTTTAAATCTGGTCCCATAATATACACAAAAAAAAGACCAAATGCTAAACTAGACAAAAATACTGGAATGGATATATATTTTGTGATTGACATTATTTC